TTTGGACTCTAAGAATCCAGCCACTGATAAGTTTCTTCCTTGCGTTACTAAAGATGATTTAATTAAATGAAAAGATACTTTTAATTTTTTCTTAAAACACATTTGTTGAAACTCAATTAATGCTTGTGTATAATGTATAGATACTTCACTATGAACAGGAGTAGCCACAAACAATTGAATATTTTTGTAATCTTCAGGTTCCTCTACCCATAAAGGTTCTACAGCCTTCTCATAATCAGATTGAGTTTCTATACTCACTTCTTGTAAAGTTTGATATGTATCTTCGTTAATATATTTATTACTTGACATTAATAGCCCCTTTCAAAAAATTCTCCCATTCTTTACCTTTTTTATCCCAACTATAAAATTTTTTAAAGTATTTCTGTTGGTCCTCTAGATGGTTTTGTATAGTGTCTGTGTGAAGATATTCAGAACAAGTATCTATTGCATTAGCAAAAGTGTGTCCCAAAAGTTGTAGGTCTTTACTATAATTTACATACACTGGCCACTCTGCACAAGTTTCTGGTAAAGCTCCAAAATTTGTAGTTATAACATGAAGTCCAGCTGACAAGGCTTCTAAAGCAGATGCACAGAATGTTTCTTCAAAAATAGAAGGGTAAACAAAAAGATCGTAATTTGAAATATTTTCTAAAATATATTCATGAGGTTTATAGCCAATATAATTTACATTTCTTAGTTTCTTGGCTTGGTTAAACAAGGCCTCTGTATCTTTGTTAGTTCTTGTTGCAAATTCACTTCCATACACTTCATTTGAACTATAGACATCTAAAGTTATATTAGGGTTTTTTAATAACTGCATCGCTAACAGTAAAACATTTAGTCCTCTCCAAGGAGTGCAATGGTGCATAATTTTAATTGGATCTCCTTTTTTATATATTTTCCTTTTTGGAAAATGACTCGCACCATTTTTAATTACAATAGACTTATCTTCAGGTATTTGAAAAAAATATCTAAATTTTTCAAAATTCCAATGAGAGTTAAAAACATACCAATCATATTCATGATGTCTATCCTTATTTCTAAAAAAATTTTGTAAATTAGGTTGATCCCAAGAATTTTTTTGCCAAAGAATATTAATTTTGTTTGGATCTAAAGGAACCTTACCAGGAATTGATGTACAAATTTGAAATTTATTTAATAAATTTTTAGATACATATTTTTCTAATAACTCATGCTGAATCTCAGTAGCACCTCTAGGTTTCATTATTTTTTAGTTTTGGCACCTAAATTACCAGCCCTAGTAACTTTAATTTCTAAATCTTGCCTAAAATCATCAGCAGTAGTATCAGTATTGGGATCAGCAACATCAGCATCAAAATCAGCTTTAGTATCATATACTTTGCCTGTTCGTTTGTGTTTAATAATCTCTTTTGTTTCTACTGGTATTTTTGGTAAGTCACTCATTGTTTACGTCCTTGTCTATTATATTTTTTATTATGTTGCAACTTCTTTTTTTTGTTAACATTTTTTGTATGTCGTCTTGGTCTTTTACGAGGTTTTGGTCTAGGTACAAAGTGTATAAATTTTTGTCTAGCCATGTAATACTTTTATGTTAAATGAAACTGAAATTCTAGCCTTTTCCTCAGAGTGAGGAAAAACCATATGTTGTAAATGTGATGGAAAAATAACTAGTTGATTTTCTAAAGGTTGCAGGCAAAAATTTTCATCAAAATCTTTACCCTTAAAATTTTTTTGAATGTTCATTATTTGATTAGTTTTGTCTCCTCTATAAAATACTAATTCTCCATTTTTTTCTGAAACTTCTATGTAATAAACACCTGAAAAATCAGACATGGCATGATTATGTATTTTATTAAAATTGTGTTTATAATTTTTATTAATCCATAAATTTAACATTTTAAATTGTAATCTTGGGAAAAAATAACTTTGTGAAATTAGATCTGACGTTTTTTCTAATATAGGTCTTATGATATTTTCGTTCCATATATTTTTAGTTTGATATCCACCGTGATTAGAGATTTTATTTCCAGAATTTGTTTTTTCTTCATGATCTAAGGTAGATTTAATAAGATCTTTTAATTTTTTATTTTTGAAAGACCCAACAATTATAGAATCTTGAAATATTGTTATTTTAGCCATTCTCCTGTGATCTATCTAATAGAGCATATGATATTATACCTTGGATTTCATCAGCAGTCCCTGCTGTCATTTTTAAAACATCACTGGCTTCTAACACTAAGGTATGATTAATTATATCTTTAGTGGTTGATGCCGTTACAGACTCACTGAATATTCTAAAAGTCGCTGTAGCAGAAGCATCTGTTACTTGCACACTTAAATTAACAGCACCAGTTGAACCATTATTTATTTGTATTTGTTTTATTAAAACAGTTGCATCACTTGGAGCTGTTAGCACACTTATCGTACCAGTAGAGTTTAAATTAATTCCTTGATTCTTGTATCTAATTGTCATGATATAAACCAGGTAAATGTATCTTGTTCATTTTTAAGTTCTCGTTGATAAGAAGTGTTTAACTTATCTTGCATCGTTCGTAAAGACTGACTTACTTGCCTTTGGTTTTCCTCAGTATAAATGGGTGTAGGTTCAGGTATTACAATATCAACTCTGGCCATTATCTCATCCCATCTAATTGTACATCTGCTCTAAATGTTCCAAATCTCCAATTTTCATCTGTTGAAGTATTTGCTATTTTTAAACTAGCAAACCTACCTCTTGCTCTTGTATCCACTTTCTGTGTTGAACCCGTAACTGTAAATGGCCCTAAAGGAGAAGAAGCTTCAGCATCACTAGGAAAATTTCTTAATAAAATTGTTACTTGAGCATTACCTTGTAAAGTTTTAAAATCAGGTACAAATCTTCTCATACTCATAAAAAACTCAGCATTAGTGCCATCAGGATTTAAACTAAAATCTCCAGATTCTATAAAAGCTGGAATAGCCGTTTTATTACCAGCTGTATCTACTTGGTCAACACCAACTTCATGTGCATAATATATTGTTGAGCCATTTATGTTTGTTACACCTTGCACTGTAGGAAAAGTTCCAACACCTGTTGAGTTAAATTCTGTGGCGTAAGGGTTATCATAAAGATTAGCGTCTGCCCATGTTGTTCTAGATAAGGATCCAGTTACCCAAGTGCCATCTTGATAATTAAAACAAACATATCTATCATTAAAGTCAGCCCCACTTTTTGGATAATACCAACATATTTCTTCATACAAGTGATTTAAACCTGCATAAACTGATTCTCCATTCGAGTAATTTATTCCTAAATTATTTCCGTTTTTTGTTGTAAACACAAAATCCTCAACTGCACATGGTAATGATTTTACGGTACCATCATAAACAAAAAAACCACCAGACTCACCCATCCAATAAACAGCTCCATTTACATATTTAATTGAATGCTGTCCTATGGCTCCACAATTAGAACCTACTTGTCTTATTGAAAAAGTAAATGGTGGACCTACAAATTGCATTACATATGCAGCATTATCAGTTACAATTAAAATATAATCTTTACCCTTTACTGCTCCCACTATTTTTGTACCTGAGTCTAATCTAAAAGTACCAGCTGTATTGACTGAGGTTGGTGTATAGTCACTTATATTTTCTTGGTCTGAAAATCTTATAAACATTTTGTCTTGAGTTTCTGGAGTCCCAATTGTTGTTTCAGTTCCCAACATTATTAAATGTCTATCTCTATCAGATACGATAGACATTACAGAAGTTGAAGGTGCATTTGAAATAACCGCAGCCCTTGTTGTTAAAGCACTTGGGTTACTATTAATTGGATTCCATTCAAAAGATTGACCATTTTTAATCGTTGCTATAAGTTTTTCTCCAAAATTATCTAAAGACCATGATGCCGGATCTTGTGTTAAAGTTTGAGATAATGATGCATCTCCCCAACCAGTAAATACTTCAACTCCTGACCCATCTGCGTGTGCAGATCTTGTGCCTGCAGCAGCTCTTGTAATACCAGTAAGATCATTACTAGATATCCCTGTATAAGATATAAACTCAGCTCCAACTTTAATAGTCCCTGACGTAGGAAATCCTGATGTGGATGCAAGTGTAATAGAAGTTCCTGACCCTCCAGTGCCCGCGGTATCATCTAACAGTGCTCCATTTAAGGTGCTGAATACTTGTTGACCACCACCCCATAGTCCTGTTCCCCAACCAAACCCATATGTAAAACCTAGAGCACCAGGTTTAATATAAGGATTTACAGTTGCTGATCCAGATCCGTTGACCGTTGTTCCTGCTGCGCTAGCCATGGTGATAGTAAATTCATCACTGTTAGGAACTGTTATTACTTGAAAAGTATTAGTTTCAAAATCTGAAGCAACATAACCTGCACCTGTTGGTGGTGTTACTGACGTAAAGGTGAATAAGTCTCCTGGCTCTAAGGCATGTGCTGGTTTATTTACAGTAACTGTAGCTGATGTATTGACAGTATCAAAAGTGCATCCTGTTAAAGCTGTTCCCAAAGGGGTAATATCAAACAAAGCTCCTTCATAATAAATAACTAAAAGTTTGTTAGTCCCTATTGCTGCATATCTTCTTCCATCAAGATCCGCCCAAATAAATTGTTCTCTTGCAGAACCTGCTAAAGTTCCACTTACTATTTGTTCCCAACCACCTATTTTTTCTGGTAGTCCGTATCTAAACCTTACAAAATCACCATCAGTCCACCGACCTTCAGCTCCAGTCTGTGTTACTTGTTTGTTAAACCCAGGGCGTAATTCTACTTTTGTTAATGGCATAAGGCATTATACCTTATCTAGTAAGGTTTTTAAACATCCTTGGGTTTAGTAGATTTGATGTCCATAAATTCCTGAGACTGTAAACTACTTGTTTCATCATCCAAATTTGTTGTTAAATCAACTACTATTTTAATTAATGTGTTACTAAAATGTTTTACAAATTCTGGACTTAAGTGAAGTTTTTTATATTTGACTAACACTTCAATCTCTTTGTCATTAAATACCAAATCGCATGAACCATCTTTTTTTTGATTAAAAATCATAATACGAATTTTGTACCCCAAAAGATTCTTTTATCCATATGAAATTCTGCATTTGGACCATTTTTATCTACATAATGAAGAAAGAGTTGTATATTATGGTCTCCTTGAAACTCTTCTCTCCAATGTTCTGATTCACAACCTAAATAAATACAAGCATCACCTGGGTTCAAATCAATAGGATTACCATCAACAAATATAGGCCATTCTGTTTTATCATTTGAAATACATACTGTTACACTTATCTCACATGAGTGTCTATCCATGTGTTTAGGTAAATTTTGATATTTTGTATAAAGTCTCCAAAAACTATAAGTAGGTAAAAGTTCAAGGCCACACTCTTTAATCATAAAATCTTTTTTATTTATAAGTATTGATTCCATGACTGGATCTCCATAAAAACCTTGTCCCCAATCTGTTTCGTATTCAAAATTATCAATACTTATTCTTGATTTTATATCACAATAAGTTTGAAGAACTTTTAATTCATCTTTAGCTAAAAAATTTTTTATTTTTTTGTATTTAAAATCTTTTTTTATCTTGACCAACATACAACTGAATACCTTTCCCCTTTTGTAATTGGAGACACAGAATGTGGATACAAAAAATTACTTGGCCATAATATCATTCTATTTTTAATTTTCTCTACTTTTAAAACTTGTTTTTCATTAGGAAATCTAAATAATAAATCTCCTCCTTCATAATCATCATTAATAAAAAAAATACAACTTATTGTTCTTGGAATAGTTGTAGCACTGTCAACATGAAATTTATAATGACCCCCTTTTGTGTATTTAAGTATTTGAATGTCAACTAATTCAATACCTATATGTAAATTTAAAAATTCAATATAATTTTTTAGAGCTTTTTTAAAATAACATGCAAAAAAATTTGTCCAATATAATTGTGTATAATCTTTAGTTTTCAAATTTTCCATTTCCCAAATTTTAACATTTCTTACATCTTTATCTAAAGATAATTGTTTATCATTAACAATAATACCATCCTTAAATTTTTCATGGTTTTTACAAACTTTTGTAAGAATTTTTAATTGATCTTCATTAATATAATTGTCCATAATTTTAATGTAACTGTGTAAACCGTTTTTTATTTCCATGATTTTTTTTTCCAAAACTTTTTTTTATAATTATCTATTACATATTTAACTAAAAAGAATTCAATTTCATCTTTCTTTTTTTTATTTGTTTTTTTTATATTCATTTTCCACCTATCTCTTTTAAAAGGAATTACCTGCACGTATGGTGTACCTATTTTTATAGTTGTTTTTAAAGAAGGATATTTGTCGCCATTAAAAACTAACGGAAAATTAATTTCAGAAGTAAAAGAATCTGTATCTACAATACCAGGAACAATTTCAAATCTATCATCTTTATTATTCATTGGTGAGGTGAAAAGACATGAATAACCTGGAGGTGTTTTAATAGTCCAAGGATTTAAAATTTTATGAAGTGGTAAATTTTTATTTTTTTCAAGTATAGGGCTTTTACCAAGTTGATAAGTTTCATGATATTCACCAACTGTTTCATAATTAAGATTTATATTTTGACTTAATTTTGTTCTTAGCCTATTTGCACATATTACACCTGTTGCTTTTTTACCATCAATTTCTAGATTGTGTTCTATGTAATAATCAGTAGGCATTTTAAGAAGATAACCCGCAGTCATAGCGTCAAGGAAAGGCATGCATCCTTTTACTGTCTTATGGCCATTTACATGTTGTAATGATTTTTCTTTATACCAATCAGGTATATTTAATTTAATTGGACAAGGTAACAAATCTTGATTATTTTTTATGTATTCTTCAGGAGCAATGAACTCAATTACATTTTCGAACATGCCCTACATTACAAATATTAAGGTATTTGTAAAGGACTAACGTATGTAATTGAATTATCTTCACAATATTCTTCCCAAGTTTTTGTCATTGGGTAAGTTATTGTGCTAGTATCAAAACCTTCTAAAAGAGTTTTGTAAGAAGAAATTGCACCATATAAAGATTTATCTTCATTACCCGCACTTATGAATTGATCTATTTTAAAAATGACGTTTGAATGATAACTTTGCAAAGAAGCTTCATCATTGTAAATGTTTGGATCTTCTACATGTTCAAAATCTGTAACTGTAACTGTATCACCTGAAACTGATGCACCAGCAGTTTGTTTTTTTACTCTATTAAAATCATTATCTGTAACTTCTTTAACCACATAATGATTAGTTATAGGTAATGAATTTTTATCAGCCTCAGTAGCTGCTATTGAATGTAAAGTACCGTCTGAATGAAATATAAAATAAGCCATAATTAATTACCATTATCAAAGACCACTAAACCACCCGCACTGCCTGGTTGTCCTGATCCACCTCCATTTGGTGTTCTTGTTTGTGCTCCCAATCCTCTTTCATCTCCAAAAATATAAGTTCTTACTGGAAGGTTTTGCGTTGCTCCCGGTGCACTTCCTGCGTTTCCTGGAGAACCATTTTGCGCTGGCTGTCTTCCACCTTGACCACCGTTACCACCATTTACAGTCAATAAAGAACCTAATGTTGTTTGTCCTCCTGCTTGACCAGAGTTTCCTGTAGGGTTTGATTGGTTCCCTCCAGAACCTCCTCCTCCAACTGCAAAGGCAAATCCTGTGCTTGCTTGTATAGAACCTTGATAGAAACCAAAACCACCTTGACCACCAGTTCCAGATTGTGATGTAGGTCCTGCTCCACCTGCTCCCCCTCCGCCTGCAAAAGCGTAGGCATAAAATTTTGAAGCATTACCAGGTGAAGTATAAGTTCCACTTGCAGGTCCACCTTTAATTAAGTTTGGAACAAAAGCTCCGTCACCACCAGCTCCTGATGAAGCAGCGGTCAAACGTCCTTGTGCATCAACTGTTATATTTGCAGTTGTGTAAGATCCTGCAGAAACAGGTGTATTAGCTAATTGATCAGAACCAACAGCATCGTCTGCAATCAAAGCAGTCGTAATAGCATCGTCAGCAATAGCTGCAGTAACTACAGCATCATCAGCAATTTTGGCTGAAGTAATAGCATCGTCTGCTATTTGTGAAGTTGCAACAGTGCCTGAAATATTTGCAGCAGCCACAGTGCCTCCTAAAGTATCTAAAGAAATTTCTTTTAGATTAGTTCCATCTGAATATGCTGCGTAAATTTTTGCTTGGTCTAAAGTAAATCCTGTTCCTGATGCAGTTTTAATTGTAAGGTTAGTTGGATTTGTCAAACCTGTTGCATCAAAAATATAAAATTTTTCGATTGAATCTGGTATTGTACAAACTGTGCTCGCTGCAATTGTTGCAGTTGCAAATTTAATAACTAAATTTCTTGCATTTGACAAAGCACCGTCAGACATTACAAGTGCTAATGTTCCACCACTTGATAAAGTTACTTGTTCAAATCCTGCTACAGCTTGCTGTACTAAATTTAAGTTTGTATTTGTTTTATCACCCCATGTACCAGCGTTTTCACCGGTTACCATAAGTTCTAGTTTTAGGTCACTTGAAAAACTTGATGCCATAAAAAATTCTCCTTAATAATTTTTATTTTACATGAATCACGCAGCCAAATCAAC